GTTTTTTAAATCACCAGAAAATAAATACCCAATGGATCCAATATACCATTCAGATACCTCTCACTATTGGCCAATACCAGCAGAAAAAATAGAAAAGTTTGGACGTGAGGCATATCGAGAAGAGAGTAAAAAAATGTATGTTAAGAAATTTGCTAAGAAAAAATCTTAATGACATGAACGGACTTGATAAGAAGATATCCGGAATAGAAAAAATTCATGAAATACTAAAAATATTAGAAAAGGAATTATTTGGCATTAAAATTTAAAATGACTTCTATAGAAGAATATATTAGGGAGCTCGCTAGATGGAGAGGCGAGGCTATTTCCTCAATAAGAGAGCTTAATAAAAACGATGACCAGCTAAATGAATGTCTTAATAATGTAAAGGCGAAGGTCTCAGATTTAGAAAATAGAATTATAGTAATAGAGACGAAGAGTAAGATGATTTCAATAATTCTAGTTCCGATAGTGATTTCTATTGTCACAATGTTATTTGATATGTTTATAAGGCATTTATGGTAGAAGAATTTGATATTGAAAAATTGACAGAGGAGGCACTTCGATTAGAAGAAGAAATGGAGTATGCACCTGTTCCACCTTCCTCAAGAGGAACACTTGAGAATAAATTAAAACTTGATGATATTCTGCCAAAACTTAAACCATTTTCTGTAAGAAAGCCAGTTGCATTTATAGTTGGTTCAATGGCAATACGAGGAGAATCTGATGATGATATAGATATAGTAGTTAGAGGTGAAGATTGGTCTGATGAACAAAAAATGGCATTTGATTTCAGGATTTACAGAATGTTTGCTGACATTTTAAACCTCCCTTACGATGAAGTTGGTAAAGTAGTTTCCATCCAGTACTCAAATTCTGGCCCCTTCACTGATTACATTCCAATCTATGAAGAAACGATGATACCAATTAAAAAATTTGAAAAAGTTAGTATGACGTCCCATTTATCTGGTAGTGGAACTTTCAAAGTTATAAAGAAATCAGAAGAATCTAATAGACGAATAATAGCTGGGTACGCATCAGTTTCTATAGTTGATACCGAAAATCAATATATACCGACTGAAGCTTTGAAAAAAGGATTGGAAACACTACTAAAGGATCCTGCATATGCAAATATAATGCTAGTGCATAAGAATATTCAAGTCGGTAAAATAATTCCAGAGTTTAATGGCTTGAAGACTCATGTTGATGATAAAGGATTATTCATAGTAGCTGAGATAAGGGATGATTTGAAAGCTGCTGATAATGCTTGGAAGGAAATATTAAATGGTCATCTTAATGGATTTTCAATTGCCGGGGAAGTCATTTCATCTCATAATGTCTGTGATGACACAAAATGTGTTGAGGTTATTGATAAAATAAATATCTTTGAAATTTCTTTATGCTCAAATCCTGTTAACAAAGAATCAGGATTTGTTGTAGTCTCAAAATCTAAAGATGTATGTAATAAATGTAAAGAAATGGTGATTAAAATGGAAGAGGAAAAGAAACTTGAGGAAGTTGATGAGAAAGAAGATTCAGAATGTGAGGAATCAGAAAAGTCTGAGGAGTCCGAGGAAGTAGAAGAGGAAAACATTGTCAAGGATGATGACAACGACTTAGAAAAAACAGTAGAGGAACTGATACGCAAAGTGAATGCACTCGAGAAGATAATCTCTGAACAAAAACCAAAGGAAGAAGACGAAGAGGAAGATGAGGAAGAAGATGAGGATACAAAGAAATCCGGTGGTTTAGTTGGTGCAATTAAAGAGAAGGTAGACAGTTTGCTAAAGAAAGACAAAATTACGAAGGATGATATACAGGAACTCAAAAAGATGATAGACAATCTAATGCAATCTGGAAAGTATCCATATCCAATGCCATCCCGATATCCATATCCAAGTAAATATCCATATCCATCGAAATATCCATATCCAAAGAAATCCGAGAACGAAGAGCCATCGTGGCATGAGGTAATAGCGAATGCCATAGATACACTTTATGAAATGATTAAGAAAGATGAAGAGACAGAGACAGAAGAGGAGAAAGAATCGGTTGATGAGATAAAGTTGGCTATTAAAGCTAGAGATGATGCGATTGGATACGAAGAAAAGATAAAGGACTTGGAAGAAAGAATAAAGAAACTCGAATCAATAGAAGAGGAACCAAAAACTACAACAGAATCTGGAGATGAGGAAGTAATCAAAGATTCTGGTATAATTATAAAACGTGGCATAATATACAAGAAGGAATCCTAATTATGTAATTTTCCCAGTTATTTCAAGGAAGTATTTCTAAATAATGTCAAAGAATAAAAAAGAAAGGTGAATAAATGGCTTTCACTGCTATAACAGACCGTGATATTGGAATACAAGAAGGTACTTTTCTCTTTAGCTACACAGCTTCTGGTACTATATTAAGAGGTCAAGCAGTAGAAGTGGTAGATGACATGTACGTCATCGCTACAGATTCCAACCCTGCAGAGGGATTCGTTGGTGTTGCTGCTTACGGTGCATCTAAAGGGGATCCAATTGCAGTATACGGACCGGGAAATATAGTTTGGGGAAGAGTCTCTGGCACTTCCGTTACAGCTGGAACTCAGCTTGAAGCTACAGTTGATGGACTATTCCAGCCTGCTACTCCTCCTTCTTCTGCTTCGGTTGCACCAGTTGGTGTAGCTCTCGATACTCAAGGTACTTCACTTGGTCTAGCTAGAATCCTCCTCTACTAAATTCAGATTTAGGAGAAGGAGATTCAATGTCATATTTAATTTTTGTATGTCTTAAATGTTAATATGGTATTAATATGGTGATAATATGTCAAAGTTAACAAAACTATTAGAGTTTGCATACGCTGGAAATACGCAGAGATCCAGGATGCTCAACTCTGAGTCTTTCAAAAAGACTGTTCTTGATACCATAACAGACAAAGAACAGAAAAACCTATTGCTTGCAAATCAGATAGAGGAAACAACTCTCATACAAGAGGAAGTTTACAAAACCGTTATTGAAGGTGCTGAGCCATTCACTTGTATGAGAAACGTTCTTCCAGTAGTTAAGACAAATTCATATAGTCTAAGAGTTGTCTACGGAGAATCTGGAACTTATGCGAAGGATGTACCAGAGGGCGGTAAAATAGAGATAGATACGCAGAACTTCTCAAAGAAAGATATAACTATTAAGAAAATTGGAACCAGACCTCTGATATCAAATGAGCTTATAGAGGATTCTAATTTCGACATAGTAGAGATAGAACTCAAAAAAGCTGGGGCAAGACTCGAAAACAAATTAAACAGAGATGCAATACTTGAGATGCTTGAGAATGCAAATGGTTCAACACCAGCAGATGTTGATCCAAACGGTACTCACCTCGCAGTTTCTGATATTGCTAAAGCAATAGCTGAGGTGAAAGCTCAGGGATACCTGCCAACTGTCTTGCTTACACACCCAACTGCTGAGGGATACTTATTGACCGACTCTAACTTAGCATACGTTGCATATGCAGGTACAAGTACTCCACTGACAGAGGGTAAAGTTCCAAAATTGATGGGCTTGACGCCTTACACTCTTGGAGTTACAACCGGCGACGATACATATCATTGGGATGCAACTGACAATACTGGTCACTACTATGCAATGGTCGTAGATCCTGCTAACTATGCTATGATTGCAATGAGAAGGGATATCACAGTAGAGGAATATGATGATCCAATTCACGACCTCATAGGTATAAAGTGTACTATGAGGTACGGGGTTGGTGTGATTCATGATGATGCAGCTGTGAGAATCCTTGCAAAGTAATTGTAGCAAAGAAGTTTCTGGTGATTTCTCTAAATGTTCTCTCTTTTTCTTTCTTTTTTTATTTCATTTGAAAGAGAGAGTATGTATGTTATTAGATGTTATCTTAGATTTAAGTGATTAAATGCATACAGGCCTTGGAGAAGAAAATTGGTATAGAAAGAAATACGAGAGATATAGAAGAAAAGCATTGGAAGACAGATATGATTTCACTGATGAAGAGTTAGAGAAATACGAAGTGGAATTTCCGCTAGGAGCCGGGAGAACAGATGAGACTTTCTATAAAGTTAAGCAGTTTCCATTCCCAACTGATTTATCTGTAAGGTCAAGGAAAACTATAGATATTAGAAAGGTTCCAAGATTAGGAGTGTAAAATGTCAGACTATGAGCCTCAATTAGTAAAAGAGGATGAAGTAAGAAATATGTTCACTCCTCCACTAGACTATGATGATGTCTCAAAGGCACAGCTATTACTTTACATTGAATCTGTTGAGGACTATATTAAATCAGTCTATTTCAATGATTCTATGCCATCCCGTTCTAAAGCAAAGGTTCCAGCTCTCTTACTCGTTATGTCTAAGGTTATTAAGAAGCCAGACTTGCTTAAGAAATATGGAGTAGTAGAATCTATGAAACTCGGAGATTTCTCCTTTAAATTAGAAGGAACTGCAAAAGGGAAACATGTCTCTGCATACGAGGTAGCAAGGTCTTGGGAAGAAATGGCACACGAAATGCTTAAGGCACGAGGTAAGAAACAATGGACGATTATGAAGGCAAATGATTAATGTATAGGCCTGATAGTAGATATCCTCTAAATTGGAATAAACTTCGTCATTATATATTTAAACGTGATAATTATATTTGTCAAATTTGTGGAAAGAAATGTGATAGTTTAACTCGTTGGAGACGTCCTCACTGCCATCATATCATACCAATTGGCAAAGGCGGCTCCAATCATCCATCAAATTTAATAACTGTTTGTGAATATTGCCATAAGAAAATTCACGGTATAATATGAGTATATACGAATCCCTACTTAATAATTCAGTAGATATTTATTCTAGAATTCCATCCACAAATTCATTAGGAGAGAAGGTCTATAGCTGGTCAGTGGCATATTCTTCTGTTAAGTGTAGATTGGTTCCGGTTTCTGCTAGAGAGAGAGTTGATTTGCCTGGTGAGTTCCAGAAAGCTCAGTATAGAGCATACTTTCTTTCATCACAAGCAATTTCAATATCAGACAGAATTAAATATAATGGAGATTTCTATTCCATAATAGATTTATATAAGGACTCTGAGGGTTACACTCAAAAAGCATATATCACAAAATTATGATTGAAGTGCATTTTGAAGGAATAAAAAGGACTGTGAATAAATCAAATCTACTTAAATCTATATTTCCTGAGTTAGTAGAGAAATCCATGGATAATACTGGACATTTCATAAAGGATACAGCAATGGATATTCTTAATAGTAATTTATTAGATACACACCATATGCATGGATGGCCTGTAATCCATATTAAAGATGCTTGGAATATCCAGGGTAATTGGAATGGAAGTGATTATGAGCTCTTAATAGAAAATAATTCTGACCACGCTGCAGCTGTAGAATTTGGAACTCCTACTCCAATTAAGCCTTCTAAGGCCGAATATCTGTGGCTTGGTAGAGATGTACTCAAAAAATGGGTTAGAGGACAAGAAGGGAAAAAATATTTCCAAGGTGCAATTAATAGAACTGATGAAATAAAATCTCATCTTGTGAGAGATATGAGAGGTTATTTGGAATATGTCATTGGCAGTTATTAAAGATATTAGAGACTCACTTATTCAGAATTCAGATCTTACGAATTTAGTGACATCTGAAAATATACAAGTAGGATGGAAAAGAGAACTCCAGGATTTTCCATGTATAATTATAACTCAATCATCAGGAGTCGATACTGGATACCTTGGATACTCAACTTCTCCATCTGGGAGTAGAACTTCTAAGGAGCAGACGTCATTTCAGATTGATATATACTCTAGAAAGAGTCTAAAGGAAACATACGATATATTAGATGTTATGAAAAAAATACTTAAGAAGAAAGGATATTCAAAGACGTCTGATAATGATACTTGGGTTGAAGATTATAAGGCTTACAGAAAGATTACTACTTGGAGATATGTTTATGTCTATGATGAATGATGTATTTATGGATGTGTGAAAAGAATTAAAAGAAAGGTGAAATATGGTTGCTACAGTAAGAGGTAATGCGGCAAGAATAAGAATAGGGAATAAGCTACATTCAGTATTTGGAATTTCAGACTTTTCATTAAGCTTCAGTAGAGATACAATAGAACAGGACTTAGTTGGTGAGGAAGGTAATTTGTTCCTTCCAGGTGCTCTCTCTATAGACGGTTCATTTACTGCTTGTAAGTTCGGTGCCTCTGGAAATTCTGATGCATTAGATTCTATACTTAATGGTACCTACGTCACTATATCTGGAGCGGTCTCTGGTTCAACACACCTTAGATGGTACTTTACATCTGCTCAGATTACTGGATATGATATATCTATGGGTGATGCTTCTACAATAACAGAAGCTTCTATAGATTTCACAGTACTAGATCCATTTAATGTTACTTATGATAGAAACACCGGAAGGGTGAGTGATTAAAAATGGCTACAACTCCTACAGTTTATAATGGTGCTGATGCAAAAATTCAGATAGGACTTAAGGGTGAGAGCGGAAAGACTCATCACGTCCTTGCAATCTCTGACTTTTCTCTATCACTTTCAAGAGATACTGTAGAGCAAGATTTAGTTGGAGAAACAGGAAACTTGTTCTTACAAGGTACCCTTTCTGCTGATGGTTCACTTACATCTTGTAAGCTTGCAAGTGGTGCAGTAGGAATACTTCTTGAATCTATAATATCGGGTACAACTGGGAAAAATGCATGGATTTCCGGTTCTGCCGGTCCAAATAGTGTGCATTTCTTCTTCGCCTCATGCCAAATCACTGGATTTGATATTTCAATTGGTGATGCAGGAACTATCTCAGAAGGTTCTATAGACTTTACTGTGCTTAATCCAAAAGATATTACAAAGACACCAATACCAAATGGTGGAGTTTGGATTAAAGCTTAAATGTATTTTCTGATGTTTCATTGGTAGTCTTTTGAGACTAGGAGTATTGGAATGGCAGATAAAAAGAAAGAGATTGAAGAGAAGTTCAAGAAATTAGAGAAGAAGGCAGTGGATGCAGAGATAAAGAAAGCTGAGAAAGTTCAAAAATTACTTGCAACAAGAGATAAATTGGAACGTGATTATCAAGAAGATAAGGTGCTAGTAACCTTCTCAACATCTCCGGAGACAAAGAGAACAATTCTTGCAAGAAGACCTACTAATAAAGAAATGATACAAATACTTACACTTTCAGCTCAAGCAAGTAAGTATGAAGGAAGTGCAGATCCTGATGCCCTCCTTAAGATGGTTGAAATTTACAATGAACTGCATAAAATTGCAGCTAGATTATCTGTAGACCCTTCACTTGATGAAAAGTTCTGGTCAGAGAGTGTTTCGTATTCAACCCTCCAGAACTTCATAACTGAACTAATCACGGAATCACAACAACCAGGCATAAGTCCTGAGGAATTCAAGAAATTTCGTTGAAAGTGGTCTTGGATACTTAGAATATAAGTTATGTGAATTTCTTCATGTAACACCTAAACAACTTGGTGAACTTCGTGAAAAAGATCCTCTTGGTATCAGATTTTTGGAAGAGGAAATGTTATATATAGCCAAGAAGGAGCAAGAAGAACTCAAAAAATACAGAAGGTCTAATAGGAGACGTTAATAGATGTATGTCTTTTATGTATCTCTTATCTTTTCAAAATAGCTAAAAAGAAAAGAAAAAAAGAAAGGAGTAAATATGCCTGCAACAGTAGTGATTGAAGAACTAACTGGTGGAACTGATGGTAATCCCGGTTCATATACCCAGAAAGACACTTCTAATAAGAGCAGATACTATACAGCAGATGATTCTTCATCCGATTCCACATCTAATCCAATACCAATACCAACGAACTATCAAGGATATAGTGGGTCATTCTGGAAGACACATCTTATACATGTGACTGTTGCACCATCTACATATATAAAAAACTTGAGATATTACCAAACTTGGAATACTAGCCCACATGACGATTGGTCACTTGGATATCATGGTGATTTAGTTATTGGTATATCTTCATCAACAGTAGCTGATGCTAGAGTATACACACAAGGATTTCCATCATCTCAATATGATGTTGCTACAGGAACGGTTGGGGTTTGTGGAGATTTTATTTCTGGTAACCATTCATACTATCAGAGTTGTGCAAATCCATTAAGCGGTGGTGCAACTACAATTGCAGATTTTAATTCACTATCGAATGCTTACATGGTACAATCAGGTCAAGTAGTTGGTGCATCTACTGGAAGGTCATACTGTATTGTCACTCAGGTAATAGTTGGGAGTGGTGCAACACAGGGTGTAAAAGCTGATAAGACTGCAACATTCGTCTTCGATGAGGTTTGAAGAAGTCTGTAGAGAATTTTTCAATTCATAATCTGAGATGAGTAAATGAATAGTGAGTTTAGGGAGGCCGATAAGGCGTATGCGGCAGCAATGCTAGATGGTGAAGGTACAATCTATGCAAACTATCTGGTGAGAAAAGATAAAGGAAATTTTCAAACTTATTACTATATAGGAATAGTTAATAAATCTGTGGAGCTTCTTGAGTGGCTAAGAGAAAAATTCGGAGGCACTATATATACAAGAAAGAACGGAATTCCAATGTGGCAGCTTACTAGACTGAGTGATATGTATTTTTTTCTAAAGCTTGTCAGACCTTATATGATAATAAAATGTGATGTGGCAGACCTGATGATTAAATTCATAGAAAGTCGGATGAATACTGCTATCAATAATAAATCTGCAAGTCTTACTAATTCTGAAAAAGAAATGCTTCTTAAAATCAAACGACTTAATGAAACTAGGTACGATGAAGTTTAGATTTATGTAATATATGTTTAAATTTCAGATGGAGCTTCAATACAATGAAAGATGAAATGATATCCAAATCGCAGTCATTACAATATCAACGTCCTCTAGTCTATATGTGGATTGCACAGTATTCAGATAATACAGCTCTTCCTCAATTTGATCCAGTTGATTTCCATGAAAATTCATTCTCTGATATAGATCAGAAAAGACTCATCAAATTTGGTTTATATCCAATACCATCTGAGATATCTAATGAATTGATAAAGAAAGGGATTGCTGCTGTTTCTCTTCCTTTCCTTTCCAAAATTGAGATTAATTTAGATAAATTTAAAAGATTAATTTATTTTAGAAGGAATTTTATAAGTCAAGAAGAATATCACATTTGTAAGAAATGTGGTAAAGAGTTTTATGTTTCTCCTTCTACTAAGCATGTAGAGTCGAAATATTCTTCACCAATTTGTCCAAATTGTGGTGCTCACGATTACTTTAGATGTAAAAGCTGTGGTAGGATATTTAATAAGTTTGAAGAAACTAATAATGGGTTATGTACAGATTGTAATTCTGAATTAGATTTCCTGAAAATTACTTCAGAACAATTGTCAAGAGAGAAGAGATGGACGGAATATTATATAGGATACCAAGAGAATGTTCACGGTGTGAATAGGAAAAACATTTTGAAGGTTTCTGAAAATGGAGAAGTTGAATTAGTATATGAAACAAGATAAATGAGTTGGAAAGATACAAAAAATATAGGAGATATAATAGATAATACAGATTGGAATGAACAAGCTCAAGTTATAATCCAAACTTCTGGTGCATTTTGGGCACATTCTGGAAATACAGATATCCATTTTCCATCATCTCAAATTAGGCCATGGCTTGATGGAGTGTATCAACCAAGTGGTGTAGGTTCTGAAGTATCGTCTCAGGTTTTCCTTTCTTCTGGCCTATCATCTGATAGTCCTATATTCCATGATGGTATACAGACTCAGATGTTTTTGTATAATGTTCCACAGAACGTTCTAAAGTCTGGTTCTCAGTATTGGTCTGCTCATCTATCGTCACAAATTGCTTTATACTCTGAAACTTATAGCAATGAGACTGATTTAACTAATGATTTGGATGATAATTATTTTCCTTCTTCATTGGGTCATAGTCATGTAAATGATTCATCCATTCATTTTACGCAGCCAAATATTACGACAGTTGGTACTATAACTGCTGGTACATGGCATGGTTCTCATATAGAGCAGTCATATCTTGCATCAGGTAATGAATACTGGAAGGCACACTTATCATCACAAAATCTCGGTAGTCTAGCATTCAAAAACTCAGTTGATATATCTGATGATACAAATTTAACAGTAAACTATCCTATTACACTTTCCAATGATACTATTGGTATAAATTTAGCATCCTCTACAGTTTCCGGTGCTCTTAAAGCATCTGATTGGTCTACTTTTAATTCAAAACAGGATACTTTCTCATTTGGTACACTATCAAATGGGAACGGCATACAATCTTTTTCAGTAGGTATTTCTGGTGCCTCTGCAACTGTAGCTGTGCAGTTTGGTTCCACTGATACTACGGTAGCATCAGGTTCACATCTCCACGATGACAGATATTACACGGAATCAGAATCAGATAGTATGTTTTATCCATCTTCTATTGGTGCTGGCCTAAGTGGTTCATACCATTCTCATAAAGAAAACGCATCTGCTCATCACACTAGATATACAGATGAAGAGGCTCAAGATGCGGTAGGAAATATTCTTGATGATGGTACGGAAGGTGAAATTATATTCACTTATGATGACAGTACTCCAAAAATATATGGGGTAGTCCAAGATAGTGAAATAGACCATAATCTGCTTACTAATACTCATAATCTGACTACAGATATAGATCATGGGAGTATTTCTGGCTTGGACGATGATGATCATCCTCAATATTATAATCAGACGAGAATTTCTACTATTTCATCCAATGCTGTATCTGGGCAAGAAGCTAAGGCGTGGCTAAATGCTTCTGGGTCAAAATATGATACAGCTTATCAACACTCCCAAATAACTACCGGAAATCCACATAGTATAGACCTAAATGATATAGGTGAATCTAAAGGAAATCTTCTCGCTTCTTCTCCTCTCTCTTTTTCTAATACTAGACAAGTTTTGGGTGGGTCAACCACAATTTCTATAACTCAAGCAGGTAGTTCTTCAGATGGCTATTTAAGTTCTTCTGATTGGAATACATTTAATAATAAACAAGATTCTTTTACTCACGGTATTTTATCAAATGGAGATGGCATAAACTCTTTTAGTGTAGGAGTTAGTGGTTCGAATGCTACTGTGTCTATTAATTTTGGGACAGGTGATACTCAAGTAGCATCCGGGTCTCATCTTCATGATAGTAGGTACTATACAAAATCGCAGTCAGATAGTAATTTTTATCCTTCTTCTCTTGGACATAATCATGTCTCGGACACTTCAATACACTTCACGAAATCATCTATTTATCTTAATGATTTAGCTGATACCAGTATACCTTCTCCTACATCTGGTAATTCCTTAGTGTGGAACGGATCTAACTGGATAGATAAGACTATTGCTGGTGGAGGAGAAACGGTAACTTGGGCTACTTTGAGTAATGGAACCGGTATTCAATCTTTTACGGCTGGAATATCAGGTACAAATGCAACTGTTTCTGTTGCGTTTGGTAAGACTGATACAACTGTAGCTAGTGGCTCACACTTACATGATGATAGGTACTATACTGAATCGGAAGCGGATGCGAACTTTTTCCCGTCCTCAACTGGACATTCTCATATAAATAATACATCCAACCCACATAATGTGACATACTCTCAAGTTGGTGCAATCCAAGATGCCGATGATGTGATAAAAGATACTCACATAGACTGGGGTACAGGAGCAAATCAAGTATCACTAGATGATGTTCCAGATGGCACTTCTTATGCTAGATTAACAACCACTCAAAAAACAGATCTTACTGATGGTGGGGATTCCTCTTTACATTATCATTCTGCTGACAGAGATTTAAGTAACGCAACAGGAACTCTTGGCATATCTCATGGCGGTACAAATAATACCTCATATACCACTAATAAATTCTTAGTGTATGATGGCTCTAAAATTGCATCATCCACTTATGATAATTCTTCCTTTGCTGCAGTATCGCACACTCACTCTGCCGAGGATATCACTTCAGGCACACTTGCTCATGAAAGAGGGGGATTAGAAGCAGATGTCTCTGCATATAATGGCTTAGTCAAGATTGCTGGTGGATCAACTTCTTATATAACTGATAATTCGAGTAATTGGAATAGTGCATATACTCATTCGCAGACAACGACAGGTAACCCTCACCAAATAAGTGTAGATGATTTAACTGATACTTTAATATCTAGTCCGTCATCAGGTCAGTCCCTTGTCTATATAGATAGTAAATGGAAGAATGCATTACCTCCACTTAACTTTTCTATAGCTAATATAAGAATTTCTGCTCAACAAAATATTAATCTCGCTAGGTTTACCACTCCAACTGGAAAGAAATGTTATGTTTGGCAAGCCTCTGCATGTGGGTCAGGTGGAACCTCGATTGCTGATCTTAAAATACAGATACTTTCCGGGTCAACAGTTAAGTATACTACTTCTTCATCTGTGGTTCAGCAAGGCCATCCTTTAACTGTTACTGAAGGAGATATAGAAATAAGATTAGCTTATTCTGGGAATAATGCAAGTGGTATAGTATATGGAACTGGTTTTATGTCTGTTAGTATCATCTAGTTTTATCATTAATTATAATATAAAGGGAAGGTACCAGTTCTTATGAAACTAACGGATAGGAAATCTCATTATAATTTGTATAAGATTGATAAACATAGATATCTACTTGAGGTGTCGCCTGGTAGGTTAAACTATTATAACAAAACAGAAAATAAATGGAGACCTATAAATCCAAGTCTAGTTCTACAAAAAGATAAAACTATAACTACAAACGATACACCATATAATATATCTATTTTTCCAGACAGAGATGGTTATCGTATATATCCTGATAAAACTAAACCAGATATCTATGTAGATTTCTATCTACCAGAATATCTATATAAAGATAAACAAATAATTATAGATGGAAATAAGATAACATATCTAGGAGAGGGATATAAAACTAATATTATAACAACAAATAGTAGAATAATATTTCAATTAGAGGTAGATAATGAAGAAGTTTTTAAGATAATACCTAAAACATTAGCACTCACTATGAAAACATATGGCACTATTCTACAAGATGATGGCTTTTTCTCTGATATAAACATTAGATTAGTGAATACTATAACAGATGACATAGGAAACAGTAGAACACTAAAATACAGTTATGATAAAAATACTAATACATTATCCATAGATATAGATACCACTGATTTAGTTTATCCTATTATTGTAGACCCAACTGTTGATATCAATCCTGGAGCAGGCGGTAATGATGGATGGGTATATGGACGAGCAAGCACTTATTCTACAGCACATGATACAGCATACACTAGCGATAGTACAAGTACCACTCTTAGAGTCGGTCAGCTTTATGGAAAGGGGTATTATTTTGTAAATAGAATATTTCTTAAATTTGATACGACAACCATCCCTTCGACAGCAACAATAACATCTGCTAAGCTTAGATTATATGGTCAAGCGGACTATTCAGTTACAGATTTCTACATCCGCCTGCAGAAATGGACAGGAGACACACCGATAGATACTGGGGATTACAATCAATTTGACGGTACAAACTATGATGACGGTAATTTCTATACGTCCTCTTGGTCAACATCAGGATACAATGACATTACTATTTCAAATTACAATCTCATTACGAAGGCAGGTTATACAAAAATATGTGTAAGGAGCAGTAGAGATATATCAAGCACAACACCTTCTGGTGAGGAGTATGTCTTCATTTATGCATACGAGCAAGGTACAGGCTACTATCCAGTTTTACATATAGAATATACTACAGGAGTCGAGGAGGCAAATAATCCAGGAGATATAGCTTTAGATACGACAAAGAGCTACGATGGTGATGAATTGTATGTAGATACATTTGACTGGGATAATCTAGATAGTAGAATGAGGACTGTTAGTTGAAATGACTGAATATAGTGCTAAATTTGGTATTGGTAGATTCGGTCAATCGTATTTTAACACTATACTTGGTAGATATCCAACAAATACATTACTTTCGAAATTTCAAAGAAATAAATTTAATTTTGATATTTCTCTTTTATCGAAAAATCTAAGAGAATTCACTTTTAACTCTAGTATGCTGAAATCAGATGAGTATCTCGAATATGATTTCTCGTCTTTGCTTACAAATAAAGATATTATAAAAGAATTAGTTATAAACAGTCTGTTAGAAAAACTACTAGAAAAAGTTGACTTAAATTCTGATGTAATACTTGAAAGATTAAATAAACTAAATTTTGATGCTGGCATCTTAATTTCTGCAATCAATCAACTTAAACATATGAATCTAAACACTGTATTGCAATCTAGAATTGAAAGAGAAGAGTTATTTAATACCTTAATTTCGAGTTTAGATATAGATATGTCTGCTGTAATAAACGCAATGATTCAAGCTGGTATACCAAAAGAAGCAATTATAAATGCAATTTTAGAGTATTTTAATAAGGAAAGTTTACTTTCATTCAATTCTGTCATTCAATCTAGACTATCAGTTTCCGAACTTCTTAATATAATATTACTTTTATCAAGAGAAGAAGAATATGATTTTAATACAATATTAACAGAGTTAAATATTGACAAAAACACATTTATTAATTTTGTAGCTGAATTACAGAATATTCTCAAGGATTATAGTGTTACTACGACAATTATCTCAAATGATATTTTACTTTCATATGCACTAAATATGATAATCGAAAAGTTAATTAAGGCAGATTATAATTTTAGTGTCTTATTAACTGGAGCTGAAATAGAGCGGTACCTAACATTTAGTACGCTTACCGAAAAGCAAGAATATTTACTCTCCAAGATTAATGCAATTATATCAAAAATTAAAGAGAATGAGAATATATTCAATACTTTACTATTAACGTCTGGACTAACAAATGAATATATAGTAAATACTCTAATTGAATTAAAGAATAAATTAATTTCCTCTGATACCAATACATTAATAGAAAAAAGAGATTTAGTAATAGCAAAATTAATTTCTCTTTATATAATCAAGAAGAATTTTAAAATAGCTGAGTCGATAGATGCTATCATCTCGAAACTTAATTTGAAGAAAGAAACATTCTTTAATACGTTATTATTACTATCTAATCAAATGAATATGCCTATATCGTCATTACTATCAAGATTATTTGATAAGCACGTAATAGTAAATACTCTAGTTGAACAGCTTAATTTACCTGTTTCTTTCGTTTGTAACATAATAGTTGGAGCTGCAAATATATCTTCACTTAACTTTAATATGCTATTGGAAAAGAGAAATCTTAGAGAGTATATTCTGAATATAGTTGCATCAAAATTAATACAATCAAATATAGACTTCAACACGATATTGAAGAGCATGAATCTAGATGTAAATTACATTATATCTGTGTTGTCAAAACAGTTAGATGTCAAAAAAGATTTACTAGTAAATATGCTTATGGAAAAAGCAGAGAAAACAAAGATAGACTTTAACATATTAATTTCACATTTAAATCTTTCTACTATTGAGCAACTAAATGTGATACTAAGGCTATTAGGAGAATCGAATGTAAATATTAACACGTTCCTCAAATCTTTGAATATTCTGAATAATATGTCGTTTAATGTGGTATTATCATTATTAATATTAAATAAAGATTATGTTATAGATACTCTTACAAGGTCGTTAATATCAGTTGGATATCCAGTTGATATTTTTATCGCTTCAAGAAACAAGATATCACATGATATTAATTCATTAATGATGAGTAGAGAAGTATCAGAATTTAACTTTCTTCTACTTCTATCAAAGATATCAACCATTTCAGCTGAATTTGATGCTAAACTTGGATTATATGGAACTGCATCATACATCATTTTTACTAAGTTATTAGGACTATCCTCTTTAAAGTATTTAACGGATGCAAAATTATTTAGGTATTTGTTTATAGATGCTGTAGATACTTTATTTTCTCCTTTATTTTCTATAGATACAAGTTCTTCATCTATGTTTACTGTCTCTTCATCAGTGTCACCTTTAATGTCTGTATCTTTAGGTTATTCTGCTGCAAATTAAAGAGGTAAAGTATGGTTAGTAAGTATGAAAGAGGAAATACTATAAAAATAGAAGCTACATTTAAATCTAATGATGTTAATACTGACCCATCAGGTAATAAGGTGTGGTTCCATATAATTAAACCTGATGGTACATACTTATATTCATCACAATTAGCTGAGAGAGTTGATACTGGACAATATAGATATTATATCTCTACAAGTAGGACAGACCCTCTGGGATTATATGTAGTACAATGGTATGCATATCATAATCTTGGTGGCTCTATTGGCTCTATGCCTATAGTGCAACGAGATGTCTTTTGGATAGTGGATATAGAACAAGACTAAATTTGGGTTGAGATATGTCAAAATTTTCGTCGAGGATTGTCAGAAATGCCCCTAGAATCG